TTATCCTTCTCTCTTTCTCGTCTCCTTCTTACTTGATTAGCTGTTCTTCCTTCTCGCTTTAAAATTTCGTTTAATTTCCTGCGTTTACGCTTACGGTCTTTAGCTTTACTGTTAGGCATTAAAGTTTTGCCCCACGCCTGTTTTTTATCACTCGTCGTCCAACCCGAGATTTCACTTTGATGGGGCATTTTTTTAAATTTTGTATCAAATTATCAGGCTTTGCTTGACCACAGTATAGGGTGTTTTTATCCATAGCACACATTGCACAAATCTTATCTCTTAATGGACAATACTCGAACACGCATATCCTCTGGTGGATTACCTTTTTGCAAAAACACCCAGTCCTCACCAAGCACATATCGGTAAGTGGCTATTTTAGCTTTAGTCATTCCCCCGTAATTTTCAGAGGTTTTATAACGTATCCTTGTCCATCTTCCTGAATGGTCTGCAAGTTCGGTTCTTTCTTTAAGAGTCATTTGCCATTTCATCCAAACATGATTCACAAATTGTAATCTTTTCCGATTGGCAATGTGAACACACTTTTTTAATAACCTGTGCATCCCTTTCTATTAATCTGTCTAACTCTTGATCCATGACCCCAAGTAGATTACTTACAACGGAAGATGCTTTTGATAATTCCGCTATAATCTCAAACCTTGACACGTCATCCATTTCGAGTTCAGTGTGATTCCAGATTGAGGTTAATTGATGCCTCATATCCTTTAGTGTATTTAACTCTTTTGATTCCCACGGTAACATATTTAACTCCTTATAGTTGGTGAATAATAAGCATAATATTTATCAAAGTCAATACTTTTTTTCATTTATTTTAATTATTAAATCTTTAACATCTACATCAAAGTATTTAATTACAGAATTTTTTCTTGCCTTAACTGATTCATACCATTCTTCGCCTCGTTTTTCAATCGCCCATTCTACAAATTCCGCAGGTGTTTTATGGGCGGAGAACTTGGATGAAAACACATGACACCCAACACAGAGACAGAATCCATTATCAATATCCCATCTTACTGACCTGATCGCCCGTGAATAAAAATGATGAGCGTTTAATCGGGTGGGTTTATGGCATTTTTCGCACATCCCATATTCACGGACTTTATCGCTCCACGCCTTGTCGAGCTTTTTAATCAGGTTTTTTTTCAAAACGGGAGGCTATCCGTTTCTTTACCATCCAAGACATCAAACAATCCTTCCATCCTTTGTTTAACAATCGCAAGATCAAGCGTTTCTGGTGTTCCCATCGATTGTACTGCCAGTTTAAGGCATACCTGTCGATGGATGTCTTTCGTTCTTTCTTGGGTGGTTGCGGAAGGGGTGGATTTATATGAACCGTTAATATTGCTTGGCGTTCCAGTATTCCTTGCAGGAGTACCTTCTTCGGGGATGACATTCCATCCAAACTTATTGGGTTCATATTCCTCTTTGCGGATATTGACAGAATCGCCTATAGTGAAGTTTTTCAACTTCTCATGCAAGGCATCTGTCGCAAACAGTCCAGTTTCTGTACCGTCCATATCGAAGGCATACAAATGGTATACACCATAGCTATTCGTACCTTCAATAGGGGTATCATATAGAAACTTGACCACATTGTCCGTATTGGCTTTTATCTTTAATGTAGCACGTTCCATGCGTATTCTCCTATGTAGATTAAGATTCTAATTCCGAAATACATTACTCCCATTAAAAAAAGGAAAGCAATCAATGTCTCGAAATGTTTGTTCGTTGCTTCAAAGTATTTAATTAAAATTGATTTCAAAATATTTCCTCTTAACCAATAAAAGATTAATAAAAAAAGACTTGCAATGCCTTTTCATGGATATAATCAGAATCTTCATTCAATTCATCTAATTCTGCATCAGTTAAATCCCGATCTGGATACCTTGCATAGCAAATATAGGCATCCACGAAGTCAGGATAATCCATTAAGTTTATATCGTCCACTTCAACATCGCATAATTTGTCATAATCAATCATAGTTTTCTCTTAATTGTATCTTTCAATATCTTTATAATTGCCTTGAGCTTTTTAACTTCGGCATCCATCTTGAAAATAGCCTCATCCTTTGAACCATATTTGGCAATATTTTCATCGATTCGTGCCTGTTTATACTCTTGGTAACTATACATGATCTATCAGATTCACAATGTGAGTTTTTGCAGATGTTTCCATCGAACAACATTCGAGGTGAGCATCTCGATCTTTATATTTATCAAGATAATACTCGATTGATTCAACCATATCTTTGAAAGAAAGTCGGCTATGGGTTATTTCACCTTCGCTCTCTTCATCATATCCATCCCAAGCTACCGTGAAATAGAAATACACCTTCTCTAAATCGCCAAGATACAGCCTATACGCCTTTCCCCACCGTTCTTGGTAGACCTTTTGGGTTTTGATCTCATCCCCATTAGTGTAAAAAGCATAAGGGAAGGCTTTATCGCCATGCCTATCTTTATAATCACATTCAATAAAAACGTGTTGATCGGTAACCCTATCGGTTCTCACCATAAAGTAACTATCCCCACCATTCCATACAGGTTCGTGCATCATTATTCTATTCATCTTTTTTACTCACTTTTACTGAATGTCTTTCAAGGAATCTGCACATCTGATCTGTAATCCAATCAATTTCTTCTTTTGTCATTTCTTCAGGAAATTCCAAGATAAGTGTCCCAAGTGTTATTTTATCCATGTCTGAATATACCACTTATAATAGTTAAAGTCAAGCATTATCTTGGTAATGGTCGCATTAATTGTTTCCTCTCTTCAGGAGACAGTTCACTTTTCAACCTTCTTGATAATGCACCGCAATCGCCACAACGGTACGACTCGTATCGATTAACCGTAGTCGTGTAATACCCACCATTGGGATAAAGGTCGCTACATCCACACGACGGACACGTTTCAATGCCTTCATACAGCCCCATATTCGGATGAGATTTTATCCACGGTCTTAATTCCATATAGACTTCTTCAAGTAGTCTAACATCTTCTTCATTATATTCGAGCATTTTTTTCAAGGCTCTTTTATCGCCCTTAATACAATCAGTCCATAATTGAAAATTGGTTTCAATCTTCCCCTTGTTCGTCATAATTTGCCCTAAATAATCCAATCTATTGGACGAGAAAGCAAAATTCCGCTTGACAACCTTTAAAGTGTCGATTGACTGGTATGGAGAAGGGGGTAAATAACCATTCATGTGAAATCTGGTATTGAGTTTCTTCAGGTCAAACTTATCACCATTGTGAGCAATGACCACATCTGCCTTATCGATTAAGTCCCATATTCCACCTAATACCCTTTTATCGTCATGTCCTATTGCTTCTTCTGGTGTTTGTATATCAGACATTACTTTAGAATCACAAAGCCATTTGGCAGACCAAGATAAAACATTCCAATCTCGAATAACATTGCCGTGGTTTATATACTTATTCCCAAACAATCCCCATACATATACTTCCATCGGGGTAGTTTCAATATCAAACAAGAGTATTTTAGCACCTTCTGGAGCAACATAATATGACTCCCATTTACCGCAATCACTACATCTCGTTCTTTGTTTCCCCTCACGTATTCCACGCTTATGAATATTATTATGTTCACACTTCATATTAACTCCGCTTTTAACCATTTATTAAGAGACTTCTTCCATTGTTGAAAACTGACTTCACCCTTTTCATATTTCAACCAAATTTCATCAAATTCATCGGCAAGTCTATCTGCCATTTTTCTGATATGATAATCCTGATTCTTCCCAGCATTAGGGGGTAGAGAATTAATTTTATCAGAATAATACTTCCTTGCTTTGTGGGAAATATTCACCATATTTTCCATTCCTTATGTTATAACTTAATTTACCCATGCCAGTATATCCGTTTTTATATTGAAAGCGAATTTTCTGCACATGAATCCCTACATAATCTTCATCGTCGTTTCTATGTCGATAAACTGTTATACAGTTATCGCATTTATTGTACCAGTTCGCACTTCCGCTAATATCATACGGCGATGGTACGATAGGTTTTCTGTTATTGTCGCTTTCCATTTTTCTTGGGTGAGCGACAACCCATATATGAATCTCGTGAATCTTGGCAAAAGTGTTTAACCCAGCCAACACACGAGAAACATAGTTTGTTTCATTTTCTCCATCTCGAAACTTATGCTCGACAGTATTCCACGGATCAATTATAAGTCCATTCAATCCATATCGATAATTGAGTAACCTTGCCTGTTCCAATATAGACTCAACGGTAACAGAATCCTCCTGTGTCCCAATGAACTTGACATGGTCATTCAAAATGCTCATAGCATTTCGGGCTGTTTCCTCGGTAATCCTCTCATCTCCCCAAAATGGTTGTCCTGTAAATTTGCCGACCAACTTTAATAGGTGATGTTTGACGGGAAAATTCTCTGCTGAAAATATACCAAACTTCCATGAATAATCCTGAATCATATTAATCATTAAAGCATCCATCCATTCTGACTTACCCATGTTGGGAACTCCTGTAATCACCGTAACCTCGGAAGGAGAGATTCTATAGTATTCATCCAATGCCCCCCATCCCGTGGAAAGACCTTTTTGGTCAGGCTTATTTAATAAATCAATCGCATCCTCGAGTACATCGTCAACAGTTACCACTCCATCTATCGGATATGGATGTGCATCTGTGATTAATTCGGTGATTTTATCTTCATCATATTTCATCAAGACTTCATTCATATCCTTACAATCTGTGGGATATATAACCCGATAACACTTCTCCCTTCCAATTCTTCGTGAGAGTTCATCTCTCATTGCATGACCAGCAGGGTCATCGTCCATAGCGAGAATTACCGTCGTGGCATTCATCAGGTGTTCTTCAGCAGATAGTAAATAAGAGAATTTCTTATCAGAAGGATTTGAATTGGGGGCTATCGCACCATCAGGTACACTCACGACGTTATTATAACCAGCCTCAACGAGAGATAGGGCATCTAATTCGCCCTCGGTAATTATAATTGCCTCCATCCCAACCATATGGTCAAATCGATAAAAGCATTTTTCAGCATTCTTGCTTTGGCGGAATTTCTTGTCAGCAGTTCTTGACTTGACATTGACCACCTCACCGCCCTTTATAAATGGGAACTGAATCCAATGATCCTTATACCCGATCTCCGCATCTCCAACTACTGCCTCACTTATACCTCGCTCTTTAAACCATTTCAAGACATTCTCGGGCAAGTCAGTTAGGGGTGCATCAGGTTTTGTGGGTGGGGGTTCTGCCGATCCATTTAGCGATCCCTTCCATCCACAATGATGACAGTTCCAAACACCTTCATCGATATTCACCGACAAGCAGGGATCAGATTGTTTATTTCTACCATGGGAACATTCAGGACATTTTGTCTTTTCTTGTCCACTTGTATTCTTTAGGTAGATTCCATGGTCTTCAAATGTCATATAGAAATACTCCTTTTTGGCTCTATTTGGTATCTTAACGACGTTTTTATTGATTTATGGTACATAGGTATCAATTATTGAATTTCAGGTGTAAATTGGCGAATTTAGACATCCCATTTGCTGATTTAGACCGTAGGGTTTTTAGGCTTAATAGGTTTTTCGACCAAAAGTCGTCATCTATTGCCCATCGAATCACATCCCTGACACCTTTCTCGTCCCATGAATCTTTCGTGATCAGGTCGTACAGAGTGTTGACCGAGCCTATCGTCAAATCATTATCTTGATGCCATTCGGCTTTGACGTACTCTGGAAACTGTTTATGTTTAGCCGAATAGAAATCCGTTACTATCTTTTTTAAATATTGTAACTGCCCTTGTGTAATGTTTTGATTATAATTAATACGATCTCTCTTATCAGAGTATATATATTTAACTTTATAACTATTGTTATAAAGTGAGTCGTCTGTATTTGATATGGTTTTTACATCCCCACCCTCTGAAGAAGTGGCAGAAAAAGGGGTTACCCCACCTTGAAAATCGGACATGGCTTTTTCCAATTCAAGATTACCCCCACCTTGAAAATCGGACATGGATGTCAGGA